GTGGTAGAAAAGACACACCACTCATTTCATCAAAGTGTTTATAAACAAATGAACCTACTTCCATCCATTCATCAGGCTTCACAGTACAAGTTATACTTGGTTTATGACAGCAGAAATGCCGTTGATAGGTTAACCATGTCTCCAGTTGTTCAATGGCTGTCATGTCGTTGCGAGTTACAGCTTTATCTGGTGACTTCATTGGGAAGCTAAATACTGTGGTGCTATCTGGTTTCATAACACACGGCTCATTAGGTATGCCTTGATCTTGCATCATCTGTGTTAGTGGATCTTTGTTATCACCTCTGACTGTCCTGATGTAATAGTCATTATGACGTGCATGTATACCTGATGCTGAGTCAACTAATTGTGATACAGTACCGCTAGGTTTTACACAGGTAATTGCTGTTGACTGTGGAATGCCAAGGCGGTCAGCCCAATTAGCATTAGTACGAACAGCAGTTTCTCGTAGATGTTCAAGAGTCTTCTCCAATCCTTTGTTTGCAGTTGTCATAAGAGGGTTATCCATGAGGCCAGTTAAACTTACCCCTAAGAGTCTCTCTTCTTCTGTGTTGGTTGTCCAGACTTTCCTGAGATATGGGAACTTTGTGTACGTGCTTTGGATCGTGCCAAGTATTGTGGCGAGTCTGACTTTTCTATCCAAGTCTTCCACCGTGTCCGTGGCTCGTACCACAACTTCCGTAAGATTGCAGAACTGATTTGGGCGTAAGATAATTTCACTACAAGGATTAGTTCCGAACTCAAAGTTAGGATCACGTCTGCCATACTTAGCAGCTTGTTTCTTAGATGCTTCACGATTGAATATACCTCTCTCTCCTGATTTACTTTCTACTAATGCTAACCACTCACGCATGAACGTTTCCATATCAGGCTTTTCAGTGTAGCATACTGAGTTATTAGCTAACGCCCTGTGTGCAGCTTCATTCCACCACTGTCCTGACTTAGCGTGACGCATACGATCATCACTGAGGTTAGACAAACTAATCATAGCACTACGTCTAACACCACCAACAACAACTATCTGACCAATGAAACACATTAGGTCATGACACTCCAGGCTAGATAGCTTACGTCCTTGAGCATCCTTAAATGTTTTAACTGTAAAGTTAAACAACTCAACTAAAGGTGCAGGGCCACTAGCTCTACCGCCAAACGTTTTTAGCCTTGCACCTGCAGGGCGAACTCTGCTAACATCCCACTGTGGAATCTCACCTGCCCATAAGAGTGCCAACACTTGTCTGAACGACTTAGCCCAGCCCTCCTTGCTGTCCTTTACCACAACGGTAGTATCACTATCGAACAGTTCAGGCACTTCGGGAAGCTTATTAATGAACTGCCTCTCGACACTGAACCCAACTCCAGTACCACAGAGGAGGATGAACATAGCCTCATCAAAGGCTTTTGGGTCATCTATGGCTAGGTTACTACAGTTATACATGCAAGTATTGTCACGCTCTGCTGCTGCACCTGCTGTCATCATAGCTCTCATGCTAGGAGTGATCTCCAGGTTAAGTATAGCAAACATTATTTCATCTTTAGTATCTGCATCTACTTTATTTCCTATAACATTTTCTACATAACGATCAACTGTTTCAGACCAAGACTCTCTGCCTTTGCCATCATCGTATTTAGCATAACGTGATTTGTGTATAAAACTTTGGTAATCTGTTGGTAAGTAATTATTCATGTCTTCTGTTTCACCTCTAATCTTTTAATTTCTGCACCATCTATATCATAAATTATGTACTGGACTAGTTCCTTTACTACATCCTCATACATCTCTTCGGAGACAGGAAGAATGTTATCTTCCTCATCTATATCTATTGTCATTTTAATTTCAAACTTCATGCTGCCTTTACCAAAAGATCAACTAAGTCAGGCTTCTTATAGTTTGGACCTTTCATAACTTTTCCATCTTCACGTATGATAGGCTTTCCACTATCATCTAATTTTGACATATTACTATCGTGCACCCTTGCGAATGCTTCCATAAATATATCTGCACCATAATGTTCTAGACCACTTTCAAGCATACGACTAACTTTCTTTTGTTGATCAAAAGCAGTAGCACGTTCTTCTTCTGGCATAAGAAGCCCCATGTTTCCTGGTGCTACAATAGATAGACCAGTAGACACATACAGCAGATCACACAGTTCTTTCAAGTGTTCTACTGTACCATAACTTTCAGCCATTAATTCATTTAGTTCTTCATCAATTAGTTTAATCCATAGCCTAGAATCAAGCGAACCTTTGAATGCCCTGATAAAGTCTGCCACCTTTTCGTGTGGTTTCTGGGGCATGAAAGCATCTATATCATCTTGTGTTATCATTTGTGTAACTCCATGTATCGTTTACGTAGTCTGTTAAGATACCATATAGCTTTATCAATATCTTCCAATCCATTCTTATATTCATGCCGCCACATATACTTTAATACATTTGCTGCATGTGGTGCTGTATTACCTGACATACTTTCTGTCATAGCTTCAATAGCATCAATACATTCTATACCTGCTTGATTGTAATGTATAGGTTTATTAACTGGATCAACAGGATCTTCAAGTGTAATTGTTGTTAGCTTTGGATCAATCTTCATGCGTTGCCTTTCGTTTTTGTCCATCTATCAAGTGTGTATACATTACCATCCTTTATAACATCAAGAGGTTTTTCTTCTTCTAGCTCTAATTCCATTAAATAATTACGATGCTCTTCTACTAAGTCATATACTTCAGGATGTTCTGTTGCTACATCAAGAAAAGCTGACATCATAGTAGCAATGTTTAGCATCTGTGCTTGTATCTTAGGAGGTAGTACTGATTCTGTAGATGCTACTAGTTCTATATCCACTTCACCCTTCCAATCATCATCAAAGTTTTTTGGACGTATAACTATAGCTAACTCATCATCTCCAATATCATGCGTCATTATACTTTCCTTTTTGTTTTTAAATCTATCTTCTTAACTGTAATCTCTTTACCTTTTTCTTTCAACCATTCTTCAGGTATAACACGGTTAGCCCATTGAAACTCATACTGCTCACACCAATTAAAATACCTAGACTTAGCACCCTTATATAACTTAGCCTTTGCATTACTAAATACAAAACGAATGTCTAACTCAGGATGCTGTCTCTGTATCTCACGATGCTTACGTCTATCTTCACTATCAAAGATACCTTTTGTCTCAATGATAATACCGTTGTCTAACACGAAGTCTGGTGTGTAGGTGCGGTAACGTAAATCTTCCCACTCTACTTTCAGTACCTCATACCTGACTTTCTTTTGTGTCTTACGTAAGTACGCAGCAACCTCTTTCTCCAGGCCACTACGATACCTACCTTTATTGTGCCTCCGCATATTCAGGACTCAGCAGAATATAATCTACCATAGGTGGGTTTGCAGCAGTTGATTTTACAGCCTTAAGAGTCTGCAAGTTAGGCCAACACTTGTGTTTGTAAGAACAGAAGCCACACTCAGATCCAAGCTTTAAGTTACCAGTTAGCTTACGGTAGTGTGTCTCAGGTATAGCCTCAAAGCAACGCTCAAAAGGTTTGTCTTCATTGATGTAACCAACTGTAGCTTCGATGTTTTCTATTACTTCATCCTTATCTACAGGGCTTGCATCTACATATTTAAACTCACCGTTTGCTTTGTTGACTACCCACCAACCACCAACATCTAAACCTGCAGCCTCAGCATATCCTACTAATTGAGATACGTAACCAAAGCTATCACTCTTAGCTAGTGTTTCAAAAGTATTGAACTTGTTCTTGTATGACCAAGGTGATGCTGACTTAACGTCATCTACCTTACCATCAAGTACCATGTCGTACTCACCTTTTATTTTTGTACCATCCTTTAGCTCAAGTGTGACACTATCATTGTCTTTGAAGTCTACCTCAGCAGCACGAAGAAGACCCTTGAACACTGCTTCCACAATGTCACCTATGATCATGTTGATCAAGAAGTGTGGTGGTAGTGGTGTCTTATCTTTAGGGTCATTCTTCTCGAACCATAGCTGACAAGTAGGACGCCCAATGTTGGACATCCTTAATCTAAACTTATCACGAGGCCCACTGCTGAACTGCTTCTCTAGTGCAACTTCAACATCAGCAGCAACTTGCTTACGTATGTCTTCAGCCATACTTGTTTCACCTTTGACAGCTTTACCAAGGTAATTAAAGATAGCTAGTTCAGCAGGGTGATTCATTAGTCTGCCTCTTCTACATTAACGAAATGCGTAACTAGTTCTGCATCATCATCAGAGATAGTGTCCTTATTCTTTTCAGCCCATTGATCTAAGATGTACTCGTTTTGAGTAGTGATATATGCCAAGAAGTTATGTAGAGTCTCTTGATCTTGTCGCTCCAACTCTACCTTTTCACCACCTGCTAGTGTCATAACAGCAAAGGTAGTACCTGTTTTTGAATCAAGTATATTAGCACCTAATTTAAACGTGTACTGAATAGGTAATATATTTTTACGTGTGATTGTACCAATTGCTGCATCTAAAGACTTGATGCTTGAAGGCGGCACTTCAAAAGAAAAAGGTATATTAGTTACAACATCTACTGGTTCACCTGCTTCATCAGTAACACTTGATGCAGAAAGCTCACCAAAGATAATCTTCTTACGCTTGATACTACGAATTAAATCCTTTGTCTTTTCAGGTACACTATCCCAATCTTCAATATAACCTGATGGTCTACCTAAATTAAATGTACCTACGTTATCTTTCAAGTCACCCTTAAGATCGGTAGACATTACTGTTTTATTCATTACCTCTTCTTTGGCATCCCACTTAGTGAATTGCTGTCTAATTGCAAAGATTCGTATAGTAGGACTAGTTGTATATACTACATCGTCTTCACCTCTGGTAATCTTAAATGATCCTGCAGGTACAACTTCAGTCCTAATAGGCTTACCATTCACTTCAATCTCACCCATGATACCAGTGTGCATGAGGTTTACTCTAGGTAAAGCAGCGGTCTTTCTTTCACCACCACCACTTTGAGGAGTTACACCTACTGCCTCAGCAAGAGACATACCTAAATCGTTTTGTATAGCTAGTTCTGTATTCATTGTTTTACTTACTTTCTGTTAAAGTTAAAGATGGTTAGTTATACTTCATATATCCACGGTGTCAAGCCAATTGTTACCTATTTTTGCTTCTAATAACAATGGCACATTCATTTCTACATCATATGCATCTCTTATGATATTGTTTAAATTAGTGTTTACAGTTTCTACAATAGTCAAAACTTTTTTTACTTCATCAGGGTGTACATC